TTGAAAATCAGAATAAAAACGCTTCCAAGCATCAGACTCTTTAAGCCAAAATTCAGCACCTTGGGGCGTCGAATCAAACAAAAAAGCGGAGGAAATAAGATGACTCGGGCCTACGCAACTACGACGAAGGGAATTACGAATATGAGAACGCAGACGATCTCGGAAAGGCCTATTAGAAAAGGCTCGCTCATAATTCGCCCTAAAAGCAGAGAATACGCCGCGACGGACAAGCCACTCGGTAAACGCATAGTCAATGATATCAACCATCAACTTGTCAGTTCTAGAGTCTTTGTACTTTTTCATAACAGTGAGATTATTGGTTTACAGTGCAAACATACAACAAAAAATCGAAAATCCAAAAAAAACAAAGAAAAAATCAACGAGATCTACGAGAATTATTGTACGTACTCGAATGGCCACTACGGGACATTTCAGTTTTCGCGTAACCAACAACGTTTCCACGCGAATCGTAACGAGTCGTCAACGAAGAACCTGCAGAACTATTCGAAGAACCACCAGCAGAAATAGTGCCGGCCGCACGAGACATACCTCCGCGAATTATTCCTGCGCCAGCGACACTACCGGCTAAGCCAACCAGAGCTTTCGAGATTTCGATATACGGATCAATTTTAGCATTGCGAAGCGCAACACGAGCTTGCTCAGGAAGAAAATCAGAAGCATTCGCCTCATTTACAATAGTTTTATCATAAAAATCCTTAAGAGACATCGAGACTTTAAAAGACCGAGGACCAGGATTGCCGCGAGTAATCGGATTATTACTCCTAAGATTCGCTGAATACTGAGGATTGGGGATCTCAATCTCAAAACGCTTCTCCCAATTACGCTCAAGCTCATTGGCGGTATCGAGATTATTAAGACGCAAAGACTCTATAACTTCACGAGACTGTTCCCCTAAAATTTCATTAAGGACAGCCTGGGTATTCATCATAAAAGCCTGAGCCGACATCAAAGCACCCAAATGCTCATTCTCAATCTCCAAACGACGAACCTGCACAGCAGTAAGTCGAGCTTGATTCTTCTTTTCATCAATAACGCTCAAAAGAGTAGAATCAGAAATAAAACGAGCATTCTTCTCAATATCCTCCTGGACTCTAAGAACATCTGCCGAAGCCAAATTATGTTTAGCGACAGCCTGGTCTAAGGCTACACGAGCAGACGCCATAGCCGTATATAGCTGATTACCAACATTTTGATCATCGATTGAACGAGCCTCGGCATTGTCACGATTTGCGGCGGCTGTATTACGATCAACAGTCGACTGCGCAACCATGTTCTGTGCAATAGAGGTAGGATCAGCAGGAGCAAAACCAGCAGGAGAAATCGGCGAACCACCCGAAGGGCCGGAAGCGGAAGGCATAGAGGCAGAGCCGCCAGACATCGTAGCGTTAACGCCAACGCCGGAAGAGCCGAGCACGGCGGCGGGCGAGACACCTGCTTTCAAATAACGGTCGAAAACCTTCGAAGGATCATTATAGGCGTTCTCATAATCAAACTGCTTCTGCCAATTAGCATAAGAGAGCTCTGACTGTTTTTGCATCTGCTCCAAAGCGTATTGTTGTTGAAGCTTCATTTGCTTTTGCTGATAACGCCACTGACGACGGGCATTCATGCCGCCGAAAAGCTGGCCAAAAGCACCGGAAATTAAACCAGTAATGCCTGTAGAGGCGGCGGAATGACCGAGAGCTTGACCAAAAGATGCAGCAGCAGGGGCAACAGGGGCAGGCATACTAAAAGCTAGTTAAATTGTTAGAACGAATGATATAATCAACACGCACAGTGTCAATGTGTACGCCGCTACGCTGCATTCTAGCTTGAGCCGAACATGAAGCAAGAAAAAAAGCGGCCAATGCGGCAACAATAGAAGAAATAAGCGTCCAAAAAGCTTTCGACTTATAGAACGGTTGTTTAATATCAGACATAAAAATAAAATTTAAAGAACGATAGAAAAATGCGCGGCCTCTCCTGCAGTCGTTACCAATAACCTCTAGCGATTCACGAACTCTCGCAAGAGGGGTCCGCGCACGTAACATATATCGTCAAGTAAAGGACATACTATTTTTCTTCAGAATCAGTAGACTTTGAAGGAGCTTTTGCCCTATCTATCTCTGAATCAATAAGTTCTTGTCCTATTTCGAGACCATCGAACTTATCCATACGAGAGAAAGAATTAGGATCGAAATCAATCTCAGGGTTAAACCTTTCGCCCTTATCGAAGTCAGAGGGCTCGGCCGCCACATCCGGACGACCGGGGAGAACTTCGACAGAGCCAGAGCCATCGAGAACCGAAAGGATACGCTGACCGCGCGAAATATACGCGGGAACATCCTCGAGTAACCAATCAAGTGCCATAAAATTAATAGTTTAGCGATTAGACAAACGAGTTGCAAAGGTTTTGTTAATAAGACTCTTCTTCTGTACAGCATAGGAAAGGTTCACAAAGAAATTATCCTCTACATTAGAAAAGAAGGGAGAATTAACCTGCAACATATCGGTAAAAAGTATCGGGTAGTAATGAGACACAGGCAGGCTTCCAGAGCCATCAGATAGTTTGACGGAACGTTGCTGCACCCAATAAGAATAAAGAGGAACGTAGGACGCGCCCGGCGACTCGGGCTGAGGATAAGCCTGGAGTTGTCCAAGAACCTCATCATAAGATGCTCGAAACTCGTTAAAACACGGCTCGGAGGCGGATACAGCACCCGCATTTCCGTTAAAAACTATCCGAGCCGAAGAAACATCCTGATAGCCAATATCGTTATAAATAGGGTTGAAATAGTCGGGACCCAGGTAGTTAAGATAGTCCGGCTTAACAAAGCTCCAGTAATAAACAGGTCGAATACTTAGCATATCAATCATATAGCCGGGCTCGCGAAAATAATAAGATTGACGGCGGCCTAATCTATCATTGAAAGCGATAGCACCACCCTGCTGACCAAGAGGACCCATGGACGAATCTCCACCGAAATTATTGAATCCAGCTTGATTCATAACAACCTGAACGTTAATAGTCTGCGAAGCGCTAAAAAGAAGCTTAGGTCGGTCTACGTGCTCAATTTTAGAGGCAAAAAACGTCTCAAGCCAATCCGAATAACGACTACCACCAGCACCAAGCAAATCCTTATATTCCTGAAGCCGCGAAGCAATGGCCAGCTGAGGGATAGTGCTAACGCCAGACATCGAAACAGCGGAGGTCGAACCAGTAGGGATAAGACGACTAAATCGGTCGGGATTCGAGGGAACGACCGCCATAGGATGAGCGACTAAGAAATAAGACAAGGCAGAGTTGGCGGTATCCGAAGGAGTCGCAAGAGTCTGAGATTCAATACCGGTAGAGCCGAGCAAACTTGAACCCGGATAAGTGCTGTTAACAGGAAAACCGTCTCCAGTACTACCCATGCTATCTAAATCCGAGCAAATAATCTGAAAGAAAAGATTACCACGGTTAAACGTATTGTTGGTAGAGGTAACAGCCGAGGGATAAAATTGGCTCTCGAAAAACGCGTCCAAAAATTCAAGGTTTCCATAACATTGCGTAAAAAACCGCGAGTTGGTCGGATTGTCCGAGTCAAGACCAAACGAAGAGTCAGAATAAAGAAGTCTATTCGCCATAGGCCACGCAAAAGAATAGAGGCTCCACTGCGAATAACTGTAATAGTTTCGGACGATATCCCAATAAGCCAAATAAGTATCGGCGTTAGACCATTGCGTTATCGAAGCGTTCGACGGAAGCGACACAGAAGTCAAAGGATTACCGCCTGCATTACTTTTATTTCCAATGCGAAGCCAAGAAAAAAGGGAATTTATATACGATGCACCGAAACGGTTAGAATTCAATGCGCCGGTCGAGGTCATAGTAGAACAAACCCAATTCGTGCTCAAATTGTTCATGTCAAACTTACTGCTATTCGTCCTCATCTCCGGATGGTACAACTGAAGAGGCACCCAAAAACGATGAAGACGAATAGTGTAGGGATTAAACGTCGGAACAGCCAAAGGATTACTCCGAACATCGATACCCTGCTCGATAGAAACACGATCGCGGGCGTTAATAAAATCAATTCGCACCGGATAAAGAATACCCGGCGTACAAGTAAACGCTTTACTCTCTGGAACATCGTAGCGAGAGTAGCCGTTTACAGCATGTGAAATAAAGGGTTGTTTTCCCATAAATTAAATAATTAGTTGAAGTTTGTAATGATCTCGCCAAAAATGGAGAATATCCAAATCCAGCCAAGTAGGAGGGTCAAAGTCGGGCATTTTCCGAGAAGAGGCGGAAAAACGCATCATTTGCTTTTGTTCCCACGTGTAAGACGCTCTACGGGAAACGGCGGAATCGAGAGAGAACCGCTCAATACACAAAGAAACAACACGCTTAACCAAAGAAGACTTGCTAAAACGTGCATAGACATCAGCAGAGGCAATCGAGCGAACAACCTCGTCCTCCGGTTCAAGATATTTAAGATAGTATCGAGGAATCGAGTAATTATAATTGACACGCCTCTCAAGATCGAAATAAGACCACGACGAAACACGATTAGAAGGACGAGGCATATAACCAAGAAAATCACCGACGCCAGCAGATACGAATTTTCGCGTATAACGGCGATGTTGGAGGAGGCAAGATAAAGGTGTAAGGTTTCCATCTACAGTAACATATTTATCCGAAATCTCTTCGGGGTTGAACTGAATTTGTTTAGTAACGTACTTAACACAGTAGCGAGCACGCTTATGAGTAGCCTTCGCTAACCAGACAAAACCTAAGTCTCGGACGGCCGAGCGAATTGTGTTATAAAGGGTATTCGTGGCAAAGAGAAAACCATGGAAATGTAGTCGAGGTTCGTTTCCCGTTTCAGGATGAGTCCCAAATTCCTGAAAGAAAGCATGTTTAAAGGAATGGCCGAGTTTATGACGAAGGCGCTCGTTGAATCGACGAATGAATCGAGAGGGGTCGAGCAGAGCTTCATTATAATACTTCGGAGCAATCGTTATCGTAATGAAAATAGCCTGTTGACTATTAGCTTTACAACAAGCAAGCTCGCGCTCTAATCGCACAAACCAATCATTACGCTGACGACGCAAGCATTCGTCACACTTACCACACGGAACCATAATCCACTGACGGGCGATATCCCAAGGACGAAGAGCCAGAGCAGATTTAGCGACATCAGAGCCGTTACGACAGGGATTCTTCTTGTCAAAATAACGACGATTGCGGATCCATATAGGCGACGAACAAGGCATTAGAGGAAACTTTTAAGACAGTCGAATTTAATACAAGGATGATCAAGACGACAGCGAACAAGATAATCATTCGCGGAATTCTCGTCAGCAAACCAAGCGACAACAACTCGCTTTCGACCACGATATGCGCCAATGGAAAAGCGATAAGGAATACTATCAATCAATGGCGAAAATCTAGGACGGAAATCAAAAAAATCCATAAAAAAAGTATTTACGAATTAAAACGAAGAACCCACAGGGGAGGGTCATACCGCTTCGCGGTGGCCACAGCCGTTAGCTGTCCCCTGGGGTTCAAATGAGTTAAAGAACTCTTCCACCAAGAGGTCGGGTCACAACCTTAGTTCCCTTCCCCTTTTTCTTCCGACGTGACTTCATCGTGATCAAGATTAAAATCGAACATAAGGACAAGCGTATTATCGAAGAAATCGATTAGGAAATGAGGCAGGCTACCACAGATGGTAACAAGTTCGGAAACTTCCGAATGATCAACATAGAGCGAATCGCTAATGTGCGAGCTCTTCAGAAAACGCGCAATAGGGAGATCCTCAACGACGCCGGAGGGAAGAGGATCAAAACGGCCATCTACGAGGCGACCTACCTGGACAAGGTCGACTTTAAGAGCCGGACTAACACGACGAATAACAACATGAATCTGTGTCATGACGATGAAAATTAAAGTTTTAATTGAAAATCAGAATAAAAACGCTTCCAAGCATCAGACTCTTTAAGCCAAAATTCAGCACCTTGGGGCGTCGAATCAAACAAAAAAGCGGAGGAAATAAGATGACTCGGGCCTACGCAACTA